GCGTCGGTCGGGAAGGTGATGCAATCCGCGTCGTTCTTTGCCATGTCGGTGAAGTAAGAGTTGTCAAACTTCAGCCAATTCTTTGTCCAAGAGCGGCCACCCGCGGTCTCGGAGCTCGCAAGGAACGGGCAGCCCTTCTTCGTGTACGCGGTGCCGCCCAAGTAGCCCTCCTCCACCGCGCCGGAGCGGTCCTTGAACGCACGGCCGATTGTGTGCGCCCCGCTCAGGGCGACGATGTCCTTGTCGTCCATGCCGTACTTGTAGAAGACGTAGCGCAGATGCGCCGCTGGGTCCTGCGGCGCGGGGCCCCCGAACGGCGGCTTGGCGTCGGGCAAGCCGAACGGCGGCGGGGCGGGGCTCGCCGGGATGCCATCGACGCGGCCGTACTTCATCGGGATCTTGGGCCCGCCCGAGGCCTCGATGGCGGTGGCCGAGGCCATCTGGATGAGGTCGGCCCACGAGATCTCCGGCACCTTGTCCTTGATCGGCTTCAAGTACATGGTGATCGCCTTCTTGAGGCCCGCGTTCGGGCCCGCGTTGACCTCGTGATCCGTGCGGATGGAGCCAATCGCCCCGCCCGCCTCCGGCCACGGCTTGCTCGCGTTGGCCTTGTCGTAGGTGCCGGAGTCGTGCCAAGCGGTGCGGACGAGGATCGGCGCGCAAGACTTGGCCGCGACCAACTCCTTGCACAAAGCCTTGGCCTGCACAAGCGCCTTCTTCTTCTTCGCGGCCTCACCTCCGAAGAGCCCGCAGAGGCAATCGAAGCAGCCTGCCATGGTTGCCGCCCCGCTGAGGTGCGAAGCTGCTGCCACGCCGGAGGGGCTCAGAGTCCAGCTTGTGCATGCACACTCAACCTATAAACAAAAAGCGACATTTCAATGGTTACGGCCGCAAAGTCGGAGTATTCGCATGGGGATGGGAGGTCTAGCTACCACCGGCGTGACTCAAGTGCCTTGTCACCTCCCCCCACCCGCACACGAAGCGCATAACCATCTATCTGCCGACGCGGTACCGCCGCGCCTCGGGATCGTAGCATTCGCAAGGTCGGCTTGCAACCATGTGCCGTCACCAGCACATGACCACTGTAGACACCAAAACAAGGTACCTCGGGCCGGGCCGACTCGTAGCATTGAGGGTTCGAGCTGGCTAAACTCTAGGGCGCTTATCTCCCTCCCTCAACTGGCCTTCACCTCAGGTGGGTCCCGTCCCCACCACCAGGCTTCCACTCGTCCGTTGAGCTGGTACGAGCAAAAGAATAAGGCGCACACCTGTTGCGTACTGGCAAAGTGCCAACAACAAACGCTCGGGCCCTTCTGCGAGCGCGACACCGGGCGGCGGCAGGTAAACCGGATACTCAGTGTGTCGTGTGCTTCTCGCCCTGGGTCGTTATCTTACCCAGAGCACCCCTTCTAATTAGATCGAGGGTGGATCACATGCACCATTCCTCGCTGGTTAAGCCGTCCTCCAAGAAGGAGGAAGCGATTCCTTAAAGGAAGCGTAGTCCGTCAGGACGTGCGGGTCCATACTCCACACGTACTCCCGGAAGGAGGCAATCTCATCAGGTGTTGCGCTATATCCCAGCGCGTCAAGCACCTTGCCCTCCTCCTGGGGTGTGACTCCGACGTTCCGCTCCCTAATCATCGCTCGCACTTCATCTGCTCCATGGCCGTCCTCACCGTAAGACCGAATGCTCATCTCACGATCCTCAAAATTCGAGGAGGACACGCTCTCAGCGTATTCGAGGTACTTCTCGGACACACTGGGCAAAATGCCACTGAAGTCACTAGCGCGTGCGAGCGCGGAGGCAGCCGCCAACACATTGGCGGACTTGCGATTGGCTTTCTTGGCCGCATCGATGGCGCCAACAGAAACGCTGACGCCTGAATTTGCGAGCGCGCGGGGAAGCTCGGGGCACCGGTAATCGGTCAGCTCCCCCTCCACGCAGCCAATATTCCATCCCACAAAAGTTGCCCTGGTCGTACAGAAGACGATCTTCATGTTGAAGCCAACATCAGCCCAGAACGTGAGGAAAACTTTCGACAAGTCATCCCCATCCACCATCGGCGGTTTCATCGTGCACAGAGAGTCATCGCCCTCAAACGCACCGCTCCACCACCTAAGGACACCGGTTAAATCCTCACCTTTCTTGACGTTCACATCTAAGAATCGTTCCGGCTCCTTAAACACAGATGACACCCACAACACAAAATTCATCCACCAATTCAAACATGAAGTACCGCGGTGGCCGGAGCGACGGATCGCATCAATCGTGACACTCATGGTTTCAAACTTATTGGTGAAGAACAAACGGAGCTTCTTCTGCTCACATGCGAGTGAATGTTCCTCCATCCATGTCGATGGTAGGACGCCATAGTCGGCCAAAATCTCAAATATGTGCCGTAACACGGGGTTCTCAACGATGGACCGAATCTCGTTGTTGCACGTGGTGTCCCACGCCGATCCATCTCCTTCCACCGCTTTTGCTCCCGGCCTCTTGAGGTTGTTGACCACCCTGTCCATGGCGTCTTTCTTGGAGGCATGCTTTATGCTGCGTTCCTCAAAATGATGGAACAGCAAGTCTTCGAAGCACTTGACCACCGCCAACGCCATAAGCTGACCTTCGTCGCCGTCGGCAATCAGCATTCTGGGCGCCTTCCCTTCAGGCATGCATTCATACTTGATGTCAGCCTTGAAAGCATACCTCGGGTGCTCCTTAGCATAGAGGTTCTCCAAAGATCCTCGGAACCTCTGCAGGCTCCATTTCCCGGACTTGCATGCCTCCAGATCAAAGTTCTGGATTGCCC